ACTGGCCCAAAACGTCCTATGACTCGCTCCCTAGTGGGTCATCCGATAACCCGTGGAGAAATGATCTAGTTATGGCCTCTGCATCTGGAATATATTGTTGGAAACATATTAAAAGCGGAAAGCGATATATTGGACAGGCTAAAAATGTCATTACGAGAATGTCTTCTCATAGAACAAGATTGCGTGGTAATTATCACGAGAATGAACACTTTCAAAGGGCATGGTTAAAATATGGAGAGAATGCTTTTGAATTTTCTATAATTGAATTTTGTCCAGAAGAAATCCTTTCATGGAAAGAAGAAGAGTGGATCTCAAAATATCAAACAACAAATTCTGATTTTGGATACAACCGCACAACTGGCGGTGAAAATCCAAGGCATACAGAAGAAACAAAAAGAATAATTTCAATCTGTAGCACAGGAAGGAAGCACTCCCAAGATGCTTGCCAAAAGATTTCTAAAGCAAGAAAAGGTATTGTTTTCTCTCAAGAGCATAAGAAAAAATTATCAGAAGCCGCAAAAGCAAGAGGCATTACAAAAGAAACTCGATTGAAAATGATCGAATCTGCAAAAGCAAAAAGAATTTCACTTAAAGTGATGATTCCTGTATAAATACTTATTTATATGTCTCTTTATTCCGTTCAAGATATGCTTCCACTATTGCGTCCTTACGCAGGAAATAGCGGAACTTGTAATCAAACTATTCTTTTGCAATATTTGAACAAGGCACGTTCTCTTTTATGGAATAAAGTCGATGCAGATAGTTTGTGCGATTATGTTTGTATTAAGTGTGTAAATAGCTTGTTAACTTTACCAAGTTTGTATCGACAAGTAAGATTAGCTTGGATTGATGGCAACCCTGTCTCCTTGGGTAACGAATGGTATCAGAGCATCCCCCAAGATTCATGGGGTGATGCCGCCAGTGGTGGGTACGGAAATGGTTGGGGACAAGGGTATGCATGGAATGGTGGCAATAAGAAATTCATTGAGGTGGGAGGCAAGCACGTTACCTTCCAGAACTATGATATTGCTCCTTATCAGCTTGCAGTAGAAGCCGAGTCTCCCCTTGATGCAGGAAAGCAGATTACTTTCTTTGGTGAGGATGCATACGGAACACGCATCAGCGAGACAATTACTATTGGAATTGCTCCATCGTTTGCTTACTCCGTTAATTTTTTCAAGACTGTCTTTGCTTGCACGAAGTCACAGACTGCTGGACGCATTAAATTGTATTCATGGGACGTAGATAATAGTGCAAGGATGTTGCTATCGGTTTACCAACCCTACGACATCAATCCATCTTTCCGTAGATACTTCATCCAAGGCAAGGTAAAGGATTCAGTAATTCTTTATTGTAAGAAAAATTACTACGATCTTACCGATCTCAATGAGCAAGTAGAATTTACTCCAGAGGCAATGATCTCTGCTGTCATGGCAGTTGTCTATCGTGAGAACAAGGGTAGTGATCAGCTTTACAATGTTTCCCTCCAGAACGCTATCTTTGAAGTCAACAGAGAGACTGCTGATAGGGAAGAGCCTACTGGTAGTGCCATTAGGCAATTCCAAAATAACATGATGCTTAATGCTTTGATTCCTACATATGCGTGGGATGATGGTGCGGCATGGCCTTATTGATTTAATTCTAAATATCTAATATAAAAAGCATATGAATTTTGATACAGGCTCACTTTTTAGCAATAAAAACTTGCCAACAACACTTGCCCTTGGGCCATTGGCAACTTTGTTTGAAAAAGGCCCGTCTTCACAAACTCCTACTTTTGATCCTCAACAAGCACTAGCATTAGAGCAACAGCAGTATGCTCAAATGGCTCCTCAAGCATTGGGTTTTGGATCTAATCTATTTAATCAAACCGCACAAGAAGGACAGCAATTTGCTAGGCAAGGAACTCAACAACAAATCAATCTCCAGAACAGGGTTACACCAGGATCTTCTGCACAACGACAACTTGCATTAAATCAACTTAATTCCTATATTCAAGGGCAAATTCCTCTTGATGTTCAGCAGAATATCAATCGTCAGGTAGCACAGAACCTTGGTGGTGGATTCAATCTATTCTCTGGTGGTGGACAAGCTCCTGCTAATTTTGCCCGTAACATTGGTCAGACTAGCCTTGGTCTTTCCCAATATGGATTGAGTGCCGCACCTACATGGCAACAGCTTGCTAACACAATGGTTGTTTCTCCAACCGTGGGATTATCCGCTGGACTCCAAGCTGGAGGATTGGGAACACAACTTGCCGCACAAGCCGCTGGACAAGGAAACCAACTAGCAGAAAGCCAATATCAAGGAGCATTTAACCAATATCAAGGTCAGCAGTTGCAAAACCAAATGCAAAATCAGATGGGACTTGGATTAGGTCAGCTTGGATTGCAAGGATATAGTGCAATGAACCAAGCAAGTTATCTTAATTCATTAGGAAATCAACAAAGTTACAATCCTGCTGTTGGACAATCACAAACACTTGCTCAAACTAATGCTTTGCCAAGTTTAATTTCTTCATTAATGCAATCTGCTCCAGCAGTAGCCGCCGCTTAATCATATGCCAATCGGATACGCACCATTTTCTACAATAGAACAGGCTAACAATCAGACTGTTAATCAACTTGCTGGTCTTGGTCAACAGATTGGTCATGCTATTGAGACTCATGCCGCTACGCAATCGGCACAAGCAATGTTGCCTATGATCCAACAGCAATATGCTAATGGAATGCAAAAAGTTGCCCGTGGAGATCAAAGTGGTATGTCAGATGTAATTCAAGCCGCTGGCCTTGCTGGTCAAAATCCTTTGACTCAACATTTGTCCAATCAATTTATTACTGGAATGCAACAAGTTAGCGAAATGGCTAGAGCTAGAGAATTGGCTAATGCTAGATTACAAGGTTCCGCATTAAATTATGCAGGAAGATTATATTCATCAAACGCTTCTCATCCAGTAGACGCAAGTGGGAATCCAATTGCCCGTCCAGAAACAGGCGGTCAATCATCTCAAATGCTTCAAAAATATAGAGCAGGAGCAATGAATTTATGGAATGGAGGAAAGGATGTTGTTGGTGCAAAAGATTTGTTATCTGATTGGATAACTGGAAAAAACATGGATAACGCTCAATTGTTTCAACAGAAACTCAATCAATACGTTGCACTTAAAAAAGACCGCCCTGGATTTAGCGATCCGAACTTTGAAAATGCTCTTCATGCAAGAGATGCAATTGCACAAAATGCAGATCGAAACGCTGTTCTCAAAAGACTTCAATCAGCAGGAGAACCTACATCACCTTCAACTGCACCTTCAGCTCCCACTGCCCCTGCTTCTCAACAAGCACCATCAGCTTCTCCAATGGCTACTCCATCTGGAATGCAAATTAATCCAAATTTTAATACTGGTGGAATGATTCCAGCGGCAACAACTGCACCATCTCAACCAGTGGTTCCTTCTAATGTATCACAAGAGCAACCAGAGGAAGAAGAACAGCCTGTTTAACCTATGGCTGAAAATCCATTTGCCGATTTAATTCCCAATGGTGGGTCATCGGGAGGGGATGCGTCTCCTGCCCCTACGCCATTTACTTCTTATAGCATCCCTGCCGCTGTAGGTGGTGCTGATGAGTCATATGATCCATATACGGCACAAGGATTGGGTGTAAACAATATTCAGCTAACACCAGGAGTTGTTGCCGTAAATCCATCGGTAAATCCATTAGGAACTGTATTCTTAAATAAAGATACAGGAGAGGCATATATTGCCGCTGATAGGCATGGAAATAGAAATCCAAATGTAGTTGATATTTACAAAGATCCATCTGATTACAGAGCAGAATCAGGACAAGCGAATCTTATTCCTATTGATCAAATTCCCCTTAATCAGATTCCCAAAAGTCCAGCAGAACTAAAGAGACTCTTATCCAATTATGGAAAAGTTCCAAAATCATCTGCTGAAGATCAACAAGAACAAAATCCTTTTTCAGATTTAATACCTGGTTCAAATCAAACTATACCAACTCAAGCAAATCAGAGTGTTGCTACAGAAAATCCATTTTCTGATCTGATACCAAAACAAAGTAGTTATGGATCTCAAATGATTGGAGGTCAAGGAAGCATTGGGCCATCTGCTGTAACTAGCTCATCAATGCCTTGGTATAGTGCTTTGGGTAGATCTGCCGCCGCACAGACCGCCGCTGGTGCAATCCAAACTGCTGGTGGGTTTGAGAGAGCAGGAGCCGCACCAGTAACAGATATATCTGGAGTCAATGCTCCTTTCCAGCGTGGTGCAACTACTCAAGAAGCTACATCTGCTTTTGATAAAGCAATTGCTGATAGGCAAGCATCCTTGGATGCCATTCAAGGGATTGTTAAGAAGCAAGGATTTTCTACTGCTGAATATGGAAATCAGATTAACGATCTCCAAAGGGAAATTGGTGATCTTCAAGCACAGAAAGAGCAGACGCTTAAACTTCCTCAATATGCTTCTGATACTCAACAACAAGAATTAATCCAGCAAAGACAACAGCTTGGTCAGCAAGCTGGAGCATTAAGCCAGCAAGCCACTGGGATGTTTCCTGCTTTGGGAGTATCTCAAAAGGACACATCCACAGCGGCACAGATCGGAAGGGGAATCGGAGGGGTTATTGATCTTGCACCTGGAATGCTCACTGGGCCATTGGCGTTTCCTACAATGGCGACAATGGCCGCAAGTCAAGCCTATGGGGAGGCATATGATACCAAGGTTGCCGAATTAAAACAGCAGGGAGTTACCGATCCTGCACAGCTTGATGCCGCTGGTCATGAAGCCGCAAGCAAGGAGGCACAAAAGTCTGCCGCTTCAATTTTACCATATGCGGTATTTGGGCCGATTGCTGGAGAGGCAACCAGTGCATTGTTTAAGGGAGCAAGTCCCCTAACACAAGGATTGATTGGCGGAGCCGCCGCTACTGGCGTAAACCTTGGAGTCTCTGGTGGATTGAGGGCGGCACAAGGACAGTCATTTTTACCAAATGTTGAACAAGCGGTTCCTGATATTTTGTTTGGTGCATTTCATGGTTTGGGAACTGGATTTCAAGCTAGAGCCGAATCAAAGAAGGCCGCTAATGCTCAACTGGGTGGCACTACTCCAGAGATTTCTCCGTCTTCTAATCCTTTGGTTAATGAAAAAGAGGCACAGATTACAGCTAATGCTGACTCCATGCATGAGGTTCCTGTCCCTGTTGTAGAAACACCTACCCCTGCTGATGAAGCTCCTGCTACAACAGATAATACGCAAAGGTTAATTGATCTTGCTACTCAACAATTGGAGCATAAAGAGGGATCAGCAAAGTATATAGAAATTCAACAACAGATTGATGAGTTAAAAAAACCAGCAGAGGCTCCCGTAGCTGAAGAAAAGCCGAAAGATTTATTAGCTAATTCCATTGTCCATACCGTTAGAAATAATGAAGATATTCCTAATATAATTAATAATGGATTAAGGATCGGATCAAATATAACAATAAATCCATCAGAACCAAATCAGTCTTTTGGAGGGCAAACTGTTACTCTTGTATTTGATAAACCAAATGTTTCTTTTGAATCAAAGGGATACAATCCAAATGATGGAATTGTAACAGAAAGAAATCCTGCAAAACCTAAAGCCGCATTAATTGATTCTGAAGCAATAAATTTATTAACAAGTGAATCGTTAAATCCAGAAAAGATTAATAATGAACTTACTAATCTTTATAATCAGCTTGATCAAGAAAGAAAAGCATCTGCATCTGATCCAAATGTTAAAAAGAATACTTATGGAAGGACTGCAAAAGAGTCAGAATTAGAAAGGAAGATTGATGAGAAAAATAATCAACTTCAAGAAGTCAATGATTACATAGATCAAAATCCAGGTGCAGAAGAAAAACCAGGAGTATCTAGAAACGAAGCAATAACAGAATTAACAAAACATATTCCAAAGGATATTCCTATTTATTCTTATGATCTTTCCGAAAAAGAAACACCTACAAACCTTAAATTAGAACAACCAACCGAAAAAACATATGAGTCCGTTCAGAAGCAAGGCGCAAGAGAAGTGGGCGTTCGCAACGCACCAGCCGTGGGCGAAGGAGTGGGCCGACAAAACGAAGCAGAAGTCCCTGCCAAAGAAGGTGAAGAAAAACCCAAAAAAGAAGAAGTAGTCGCTCCAGAGTTTGTTGATCAAGCAAATACAGTTGAAGAAGTAGATGCTTGGCTTAAAAAACAAAAAGAACGAAATGCATTCAATTATCGAAACGATCCAGAACAAAAAGGAAAAAGAGATAAAGGTGATGCAATGGTTGCCGCCGCAATTAAGCGTAGGATTACAGGGGAACTTACCGCTAAAGAACAAGCCGCTAAAGAAAAGCGTGAAGCATCTAACTATAAAGGAAAGCCTGTTTCTGTTGATGGAAGAAATGGAACAATAATCGGAAATCCTTTTGGAAGAGTAAAAGTTCGTTTTGGAGATGGAAGCGAATCAACCCATCTTCCAGAAAAAATAGAAGCTCCAGTAGAGACAGGCCCAGAAGCCGCCGCAACTACCCAAGTCCAAGCAAAAGAAGAACCTCCAAAAGAAGAAAAGATCACTCCAGAGCCAACACCAGATCAGATGGCAAAACATGATTTGGCTTATGTTGATCCAGAATCACTAAAATTATCAGAGGATGTTCCAAACTTCAAAGAAGGAGCAGATCCAATAACTGGAGTTGTTGCAGGAGAAGAACTCAAAGGAAAATACGATCCAGAGGCCGCTGGAATTGTCCACATTTGGGAAAGACTTAATGGAGATCGTGAAGTAATCAGCGGTCGCCATCGTTGGCAATTAGCTTTGGCGAACAAAGTGCCAGAGATATTGATTAAAATACATCGTGAAGCAGATGGTTTCACAAAAGAAGACGCTCTTGTAAAAGATGCACAACTTAATATTAAAGATGAAAAAGGATCAGTTAAAGACTTTGCGGCATACTTCCGCAATGACCCAATTACCAAGGAAGATGCCCAACAGGGAGGCCTCCTTTCTCGCTCTAAACAAAAGAACGGCTTCTCAATCGGCAGATATTCTGAAGACGATCTCTACGGACTCTTCCGCACTGGAAAAATAAGTGAGGCAAAAGCCGCCGCAATAGCTGAATCTGCTCCAAATGATCCTGCTCTTCAAAGAGCCGCAATTGGAGCGTCAAAGGGATTATCTGCCGAGGAATTACCTGGATACATTGCACTGCTTAAAGAAAAAACAGGAGGAAATGAGGAGCAGACTAATCTTTTTGGAGAAGATGAATCCTTCATCAAGGAGGCAATGCGAATTTCCAAAGCCGCAAGTGCTAGGGCAAATGAATTGTCGGAACAAATTAGAGCAGTACAAGGTGCGGCTAGGAATCCAGAAGCCGCCGCTAAATTGGGAGTTGATGTAAAAGACCCCCAAGGTTTGCAAAAGCGTATTTCTGAATTAAAAGAACAGAGAGACAAGTATGCAAAATTCTGGCTACATGATGACATCAAGGAAGAGTTGGGAATAAAGAAGCCAGCATTACCCACAATTGAAACTACTGGAGAGGGAAATCTTTTTGGTGAGAAAGAAATGCCATTTGGTCTTATTGGTGAAACGGAATCCACACCACCAGAGACCGAGCCAAGACGAGAAGATACTCTTACTGGATCATTTGATTTTGGTGAATCTTCAGAACAGAAAAAATCTAATCTTGAAGACTGGGCTGACAATACAATCAAAGAATCAAAGAAACGTCTTAATACGGGATTAGATCCAGAACTGTTATTTGCATATGCAGTTAAGGGTGCTTTCAAAATTGCCCGTGGAGTAAAAGATTTCACCGCTTGGTCAAAGGAAATGTTGTCTGAATTTGGTGAAGCAATTCGACCCCACTTGGAGGATCTATGGAGTCGTGCAAACCAATTGCACAACGAGGAACAGGCTACCAAATACGGCCCAAAGCCTCCCAGCGAAAGAGAAACATACGCTAAAGGACTTGCGGCACACTTGACCAAGGTTTTAGGAAGAGAACCGACTCAAGAAGAATTATCAAAGCAAGTAGAGAAGAAATT